GTTCTTCAGTAACTTATGCAGGAGGCGGTGGCGGTTCTGCTAGTGCAACGGCTGGTACAGGCGGTGCTGGTGGCGGTGGAAATGGAGATAAAACTGCTGGGCCTGTTGCTGGTTCTGCTGGCTCTATTAATACTGGTGGCGGTGGTGGAGGCGGTGGAACTAATACAGGAAATACTTATTCTGGTGGTTCTGGTGTAATTATTCTGTCTGTACCAACTGCATCTTATACAGGCACTACAACTGGTTCTCCAACAATTACAACCAGCGGCAGTTTTACTATTTTAAAATTTACTGCTTCTGGCAGTTATACAGCTTAATTAGGAGATTTACATGGGACATTTTGCAAAAGTAGTAGATGGTAAAGTTACACAAGTTATTGTGGCTGAACCTGAATTCTTTAATACATTCGTTGATTCATCGCCAGGCGCTTGGATTCAAACTAGTTATAACACTCGTGGCGGAAAACATTACGACCCAACTACAGGTCAAGAATCCGCAGATCAAACCAAAGCTCTTCGTGGCAACTATGCTGGTATAGGTTATACATACGATCAAACGCATGATGTATTTTATGCGCTACAACCATTCCCAAGTTGGACAATTTCTGCTCCAACATGGACATGGGAAGCCCCAACACCTATGCCTACAGATGGCAAGCAATACAAGTGGGATGAAGCAACTAAATCTTGGACTGAAATAGTTTAAGGATAAAAAATGTCTGTAATTATTAGCGGCTCTACTGGAATAACAGCAACATCTGCTACGCAAAGTATTGATTTGCCTCAAGGTACTACAGCCCAAAGGCCTGCAAGTCCTGCCGCTGGTGCTATGCGTTACAACACTACTACAAATCAGACTGAAGTTTATAGCGGAATTGCATGGGTAACATTAAGCAGTCAAACATATTCTGTTAGCTATTTATTAGTAGCTGGTGGCGGTGGTGCTGGTTATGCTGGTGGCGGTGCAGGAGGATTTTTAACTGGTTCAGCCACTTTAAATGGTGGTACTGTTTATACTATTGTTGTTGGTGCTGGCGGTGCTGGAGCGCCAGGTCAAAATAATTATGGTTTTACAGCAGCCGCTTCAAATGGAAATGATTCAACTGGCATTGGTTATACAGCTACTGGTGGTGGGGCTGGTTCTGCAAACTATTCCAGCATAGCTAATGGAAGTGCTGGAGGTTCTGGTGGAGGTGGAGCAGTAACAGGAACAGGCGGTTCTGGAACATCAGGGCAAGGAAACGCTGGTGGTAATGGTGTAAACAATAGTGGTTATGCTGGCGGTGGTGGCGGTGGTGGCGCAAGTGCAATTGGTACAAATGCTTCTACATCAGGTTCAGGCGCTTCTTCAAACTTAACTGGTGGTAATGGAGGCGCAGGAACTGCATCATCTATAACTGGTTCGTCTATTACTTACGCAGGCGGTGGTGGTGGTTCTATTGATGCTCGTGTAAGCGGCACAAAAACAGTAGGAACTGGTGGCGCTGGTGGTGGAGGCACAGGAGTTTATGGAAATGGAGCTACACCTAATGCAGGAACAGCAAATACTGGCGGTGGTGGCGGTGGAAATTATTTTGATGGCGCTGGAGTAACTGGTTCTGGTGGTGCTGGAGGTTCAGGTGTAGTAATTCTTTCTGTGCCAACTGCAAATTACAGCGGTACTGTAACTGGAAGCCCTGCTGTTAGCACTTCAGGTTCTAATACAATTATTAAATTTACAGCTTCAGGCTCATATACGGCATAAGGAAAAATCATGTCACAATTAGTATTTCAAGCAAACGCAGGCGGTACGATTACCCTAACAGGTACAAATACCCCAAGCACAATCAATTTAACTGTTCCTGCAACCAATGGAACACTTTTAGTTCAAGATACTTCTAATAATTTAACCGTTACTAATTTAACTGTAACTGGCACTTCTATTCTTGGTGGTACTGCTCAAACCAAAATTCCAGTAGGCACTACTGCTCAAAGGTCATCAAGCCCTACTGTTGGTATGTTTCGCTATAACACAGATGGTGGTGGTTTTTATGAAGGCTATCAAGCTGGCAATTGGGTTAAATTCACCACAGTAAGTGAAAATCAATATACTGGAACTTATGTTCTTGTCGGTGGTGGTGGCGGTGGTGCTAGCTCAACTGGAAGCATTATTGCTGGAGCAGGCGGTGGCGCTGGTGGTTTATTAACTAATACTTTTATTCTTACTCCAAGCACTACTTATACATTCACAATTGGTGCTGGTGGCGCAACTGGTACAAGTGGCAATAACTCTGGTGCATTTTCATTAACTGCTTTGGGTGGTGGTGGTGCAAACGGAAATTCAGGTGGATCAGGTGCTGGTGGCGTTCAAAACTTTGGATCTGCTGGAACTGGTACTACAGGTCAAGGAAATAATGGTGGAACAGGTGGATCATCTGCTGCTGGAGGTGGCGGTGGCGCTGGAGCTGTAGGTTCTGCTGGCACAGGAAACCAAGGTGGTTCTGGTGGTGCGGGAGTTTTATATTCAACACTTTCTACTTATTATGCTGGCGGTGGAGGTGGCGGTGGTTACTATGCTTCTGCTGGTGGATCAGGAGGCGGTGGCGCTGGCGGTGATGGTTATGTCAATGCTGTTGGTAATGGATCAGCTAATACTGGCGGTGGCGGTGGTGGTGGTGGTAATAGAGCCAATACTCAACCAGGTGGAACTGGTGGTTCAGGAATATTTATTTTGACTGTTCCTACTGCAAATTACACAGGCACAACTACTGGTTCTCCAACTGTTTCATCTACAGGTGGAAACACAACCATGCAATTTACTTCTTCAGGATCTTACACAGCATGACCACTTATCAATGGAAAATTAGTGAAATTAGCGCTGAAGAAGGCATTATTCTTCATGCTAAATATCATGTCACAGCCACAGATGAAGATGTCAGCGTAGAAACTGAAGGCAATTGGTGGTTCTCAGACAAGATCGTAAAAAAGCCATTTGACCAAGTTCAAGAGCAAGATATTGCCCAATGGATTGAAAAAGAGTCTATTCAAGATGGCGTAAGCACGATAAAATCAGGGTTAGATAAGCAAATTGCAAGCCTAAAAAACAGCAATAAATCTTATTTGCCTTGGAATCCACCTGTCTTTAAACCAACTATTTGAGTAAAAAATGGCAAAACCCATAGACATAATCAGTAGAGCTTTAAAAGACATAGGTGCTTTAGAAGCAGGGGAAACCCCTACTCCAGAAGCTGCTCAAGATGCTTTTGATATGCTTAACGACTTGTTAGATCAATGGTCTAACGAGGACATGATGGTATTTTACAAGTCTGAGATTGTATTTCCAATTGTTGCAGGGCAAACACAATATACGATTGGCCCTGGCGGTAACATCAATGCAAGCATTACAGGATCAATTTCAGGCAATATTCTAACTGTAACTGGTATTAACTCAGGAGCTATAGTATTAGGGCAAACCCTAAGTGGTGCAGGCATAACACCTGGCACTACGATTACTGGCTTTTTAACAGGATCAGGAAACAATGTTAATGAAGCTGGAACTTATAAAGTCAATTTCCCACAGACTGTTGCCTCTACTACTATTACTTTATATTATCAGCGCCCATTATCAATCTATTCTTCATTTGTTCGGATTAACACCAATTCCAATGGCGTTCCTATCGTAAATGGTGGTTTGGACTATCCAGTATCCATTCTGAACGTAGAAGATTACGAAATGATTGGTTTAAAGACGTTAAATGGCCCTTGGCCTAAAGCGTTGTATTACCAACCATCCGAAGTATTAGGCAATATTTATGTATGGCCTAATCCATCCCAAGGTGAAATGCACATGTTTGCAGACACCGTATTTACTACATTTTTAACCTTAACTGACGATATTCCGTTACCACAAGGTTATAACATGGCAATGCGCTGGTGCTTGGCTGAACGACTAATGCCGATGTATGGCAAAGCTTCACAGACTCAAATCTCAATGATTGCTGCTTATGCTGCACAAGCTAAAGCAACAATTAAACGCACTAATATGCGCCCTGTTCAATCTGCTCGTTTTGCTGATGCTATGTTGTCAAGCAGACAAAAAGACGCTGGGTGGATTTTGAGTGGGGGTTTCTTTAGATAGAGTTTTTTTTCGACAAGTGTGATATAATAAAGATTCTAACAAAGGAGTCTTATCATGAAAACACTAGAGCAATTAAAAGCAGAGAAACAAGAATTAAACAAGGCATTAAAAAGATTACGAGATAACGAAGCATACGCAAGGAAAGTAAAAAGAGAAGTAGGAGCGCCAGGAAGACCAGCAAATACTCCAGATGTTCTTTGGAGCAAAGTTGAAAAACGTGGCGAAAATGAATGTTGGAAATGGAAAGGTTTTATAAATCATGACGGATATGGAAGGACTTGGATTAATGACAAAGGCTACTATGCCCATAGGGTCATTTATTCGCTTGCCTATCCAAATACCATTACGCTTAGTGCGCCAAAATCAACAGATGATTCAGGATTTCTTTTGCATACTTGCGACAATCCTGCTTGTTGCAATCCAAAACATTTATGGGTTGGCACTCATGCTGACAATATGGCCGACAAAGTTGCTAAAGGAAGGCAAAAAAGATTTCCTCAAGATTCTGGGCCACGTTGTAAACTTACAATGGATCAAGCTAGAGAAGCTCGCAAACTTAGGAAAAATGGCATGACTATTCCACAATTAATGGAAAAATTTGAAATAAGCCGAGCAAGCATGAAAACATTATTACGTGGCGATTCTTACAAGGAATTAGAATAATGGCAGACTTTGGCTTTGTTGGAGCGTCTTATGTAGCGCCATCTATCTATCAAGATAGTTCCGAGTGTATCAATTGGAGGCCTGAAGTTGATCCTACTAAGGGTCAAGGCGAACGTGGTGTTGTAGCGCTTTACCCTACGCCAGGTTTAACTTTGCAAGCGGTATTGCCTGCACAAGCATCTGTCAGAGGTTTAAGAACAATATCTGGTGGTAGCCAATTAATTGCAGTATGTGGGCCTTATGTTTATTCACTAAACTCTGCCCTAAAACCCTCTGTAATCGGTCAATTACAAACCAGCACAGGCCCAGTTAGCCTTACAGATAATGGTGTATATGTATACATTGTAGATGGCGCAAATCGCTATTCTTACAAGATTGGTACGCCTGCAACTGCAAACTTTCAAGGCTCAATTAGCGGTACAACCCTTAATATTACTCAGTTAAGCCAAGGCACAATAGCCGTAGGTCAGCAAGTATTTGGCGTAGGAGTAACACCAGAAACTGTTATTACAGGTGGTAGTGGCTTTAGCTGGACTGTAAACCTATCTCAGACTGTTTCAAGCACAGCAATGAATACAAGTGCTGCTGGAGCTATTTTTACAGGCTCTATTGCTTATACAGGTTCTGGTAGCACATTAGTAACTACTTTAACTGTCAGCGCAGTAAGCTCTGGCACGTTATATGTAGGACAGACTATTCAAGGCGTAGGTGTTACTGCTAATAGCATTATTACTGCATTAGGCACAGGCACAGGCGGCACAGGTACTTATACATTAAACCCTGTAGCTCAGACTGTTAGCTCAGAAACAATGTATGCGCTTAATTTTGCTACTTTGCCTACAACGGATGGCGCTTTTACAGGCGCAAATATTGTAGACATTGTTGATAACTATTTTATCTATAACGATCCTAATACCCAACAATGGGCAGCATCAGGTGTTTTATCTCCTATCACC